ATGGCTTTTCCTACCCTTTCCCCTAATCGTCGTCAATTCGACCCCGGTTCATATCCTGTTAAAACATTCACAAATCAGTCAGGCGCAGAACGCCGGATTTTATACGGCAATAAAAGAACAGGTATGAAACTACAATTGAGATATGAAAATATAACTGATAGTCAGGCAGAGCAATTTAATACACACTTTGATGATCGCTTTGGTAGTTTTTCAACCTTTGATCTACCAAGTGAAGCAAAAACAGGATGGGACGGTGCAACGGGAACTATTGACGCACCCGCGCCAAATAAATGGAGATACGCAGCGGCCCCCTCTATTGTTCAAATTAAAAAAGGAATTAGTTCCGTTACTGTTGATTTAATCGGTGTCCTATAGACTGCTATGTAAACGTAGTAAAAGGTAATGGCTAAACCATATACAGGACGTGACGCAAAATTTTTATTAGGAACTGATGAGGTTGGTAAGACGACTTCTTTCTCACTTAATGCAAGCGCGGGACTATTAGAAACAACATCGTTAGGGGATAGCGTAAGAACGTTCACGCCGGGACTTCAAACTTTTACGGGTAGCGCTGAAATAATTTATTACAAGCAAGACGACGGAACTAACGACGGCTCAGAATTTTTAAGGATGCTTGTTAAGACTGGAAATACAGGGTTATCTGATAGTGATAGCAAAACCTTAACTCTTAGATTTACTGATGGTTCGACAAATAAAGATGTAACAATGACGGCGTTTATAACAGGTGCAAATATTTCAGCATCACCGGGAGAAATAGCAAAAGCTCAGATAAGTTTTCAAGCAACGGGATCACTACAAACAGCCACTATTTAAAAATGAGTATCTATTTAGGCGGTTTTGGAAAAGTAATGCTTCAGCGCAAAACGGCGCAGGGTGATTTATTTGCAACTATTAATACTGATGATGTCAATACGTCAAAGAAGCGATTTAGCTTTAATGAGGCTGACGAATTAATTACAGGCGATCAAGTAGAAATTTCAACAACAAACGGAACAGATCTTTTATTTATTGCAGCGGCTTCATGGCCAGATAACACTAGACAATCAAGTTTTACGGCTTTTATACATAAAGACGATTTAGGAGGGATAAGACTTTTTTCTACCTTTGCTGCTGCTGTTAATGGGGGATCAACAAACGCCCTAACGTTGACCGCAATTAGTTCTGATATTCCTGTAAAAGTTTCTGTTCAAAATGCAATATATAGAATGTTGGGTCAAGTAAGTTCATACGAAATAAATACAGATGTTGAATCAGTTGATGTAACTGCTTTATCTGAGTATCACAGAGAACGTTATAGCTCTTTAATTTCGGGTAATGGGCGTATTACTTGCGCGTGGGATTATGAAGATTCTGAAGGCTCAGGCAATTTTGACCCGCCTCACTACTTGTTGGAATTAGTTACGAGGACAAAAATCGGCTCAGAATTTGGGGCGCAACTATATATGAAAACAAGCGGATACAACCCTAGTGGTATTAGTTCTAATCTTGATGATGAGTTATTTTATGAGATTAACGCAGTAGTCGTAAACAGCGCTCTTTCATTTAATGTAGGTCAACCCGTAGACATGACGATTAACTTTGTCACTACAGGGCCAGTTGATATAAAGATTAATAGCGACGCAGCTAATAAAATCTTGCAAGAATCTAGTGACGATATTCTTTTAGAACAGGATACAACGGCTAAACTATTACAAGAAACAGATTAAAGGCGCTAGATGGCTGATTTAAAAATTTCGCAACTTCCAGCGTTAGGAGACAATCTTGCGACGGGAGATAAAATTGCATTAGTTGATTCCAGTTCGTCAGAAACAAAAAGCCTGAGTATTGCAAACTTATTTAGTGCTAATAGCTTTGCTTTATTAGGTAGCAACGCAATACCAATAGCAAAAGTTTCTGTAGGGGCGGGAACAATAGCCGGAACAGCCGTCGCCGATTTAGGAATTTCAACAAGTAAGGTCGCCAATGATGCCATTACGTCAGCAAAGTTATCAGATAATTCAAGCGCTCAAATAGTTACATCCTTACCCGGATCAGGTGGTTTTACAGGTCAGATTGCAGCGAATAGTAATGACGGATATGCGGCGAGTATTTGGGACGGTAGCGCGTGGCAATCATTAAAAGCAGCGGCTTCAATAAACACAATTAATGGCGATACTACTTCTATTGTCAATGTTGCAGTAGCTAGTTCAGGGTCAACCCGCACAATATCAGCGTCATTAGATGATGCAAGCGCGGCGGCTCAGTTCTTAGCTGGCCCATCAGGTGCGGCGGGTGCGGTTTCACTTCGCACAATTACAGGCGCGGATTTACCAACAAGCACCTCAAGCAGTTTGGGAGCAATCAAGGTTAATGGCGAAGGCTTGAGAATGGATACGGGCGTTATTGAAATTGATAATGATGTATCAGCTAGCAGCGCTTATAACCTCGTTGCTGTTACGGCGAAAGGTTTAGTTAGTGCTTATCGAACAATCACGGCGGCAGATTTACCAGACGGAAGTTCATCGGCAAAAGGGGCGCTGCAAGTAGGAACGGGCCTCGCGGTAAGTAGTGGAGTGATCAGCGTAGACAACACAGCAACACCCGGCACTTTTACTAAGGTCACAATTACGGCAACTGGCGCGGTTAGCAGCGGCTCGACTTTGAGTGCCAGCGACCTCCCAGCGCATAGCGCTGCGTTATTAACTAGCGGTAATTTAGATATTGCGCGTGTACCTACGAACGCGATAACGGGGCCAAAGTTAGCGGATGAATCAACAACTTTATTTGGAGGCCCCGGATCAACAAGCGAAATTGTTACGTTCCCATCTGCCAGATATAAAGGCGACAGGTTTTTTGATGAATATCATTCAGATGAATATTTATGGACGGGCAATAGTTGGGTTGCAATAACTATTACGGGCGGTGAATTAATTTACGGTGGTACTTATTCAGCAAGTTCAAATACTGTTGTAAGTGTAACTACAGCGGGTTCAGCGGCGGGGCTTCAAACAGGTTCAGGATTACCAACCCCAAGCGCAACAAATATCCGCGCTTATGTCGTCGTATCGCAAAGTGGGACAGGTTCAGGCAATGCCCCCGCCGTAGCATTAGCGCCGCCTGACATGCTTGTTAGTAATGGCTCTAACGCTTGGGATCTGATTGATGTTTCAAACGCTATTGCTGGTCAATCAGCAAATAATATCAGTTTCACCCCATATCAAAATTTAGCTTCAACAAATGTGCAAGCCTGCCTCCAAGAGCTAGACGATGAAAAAGTTGGTAAAGCTGGAACAAATATAATTACAGGTACTCTTGAAATAGGTACGACAGGTGTTCTTAAATTTGAAGGTTCAACGGCAAACGCCTATGAAATACAACTTAGTTCGGCTGATCCTTTACAGGCATCAAGAAATATTGTTTTACCTGACCAAAGCGGTAACGTTTTAGTACAAGGAAATGCATCTCTTGTAAATGCTGATGTTGCTACAAACGCAGCTCTGGCATATAGCAAACTAGCCGCCCTTGCTAGTGGTTCAATCCTTGTTGGTAATGGAAGCAATGTTGCAACAGTTCAGGCAGTTAGCGGTGATGCAACCTTATCTAATGCAGGCGTATTAACAATTGCGGCCTCTGCGATAACAAACGCAAAAATTAGTAGTAGCGCAGCAATCGCACTTAGCAAACTTGCTACAGGGGCATTACCTACAGCTATCACGGTTACCAATGGAAACGTAGCTAGTGACGCAGCAATCGCAGGGTCAAAAATATCGCCTGATTTCGGTACGCAAGCAATAACAACAACAGGTAATTTAACGCTAAATAATCAAGCTGATTTAAGACTAGG